CAAATGAATAAAAGTATGGTATAATTATACTTATCTTAATTAGGAGAAGATATGGCACAGGATTTTGAAAGAAACATTGCAAGAAACGTAGGTACGAGTGAGGTAGTTTTACGAACTGCAAACTCTGACGATGCGTTAATTGGTATTAATATTGCTAATGTTACAACTACCCAGATTTTAATGGATGTATATATCACTGGTTCTGGTGCTACCGCTGATTACTATATTGTCAAAGATGCTCCCATCCCAGTAGGTTCAGCCCTGCAGGTCTTGGATGGTGGAGCAAAGATTGTAATGCAGTCTGGTGACATACTTAATGTAATAAGTGATACCGCAAGCAGTGCAGATGTTTGGGTTTCCGTAGTTGATACTATTAGTTCATAAGGAATAAATAATGCCGTATATTGGTCAGAAAGTTCCGGGTTCCTATCAAGCTACTAAAGCTGTACAACGCTTTAACGGTGACGGTAGTGATACCACATTTACATTAACTACAACAGTATCCTCTGTGCAGGACGTACTGGTGTCCGTTGATGGCGTTGTGCAAGACACAGCAGCCTACACTATTCCTGATGGCACTACACTTACCTTTAGTGCTGCCCCTTCCTCTGGTACAGGCAACATCTTTGTAAATTATCTAGCACCTCAAGCTGGTACGATTGTACCACCTGCTGAGAACAAGGGTAACTTCAAAGCTGGTGGCCTATTCCGTACCAACGCACAATCCCTCACAGCAAATACAACCATCTTAGCTACAGAGAACGCCAACGTAACTGGTCCGTTTACTGTGGCTTCTGGTGTTACATTAACCGTTGAAAACGGTGGGACATTGGTGACACTATGAGTACATTAAAAGCAGATACCATACAAAGTACAGGCGGAGGTACGGCTACGCTGACTAAGCAAAATGCAGCAAAAGGTTGGGTAAATTTTAATGGCGTTGGCACTATTGCAATAAGGGACACGTTAAACGTAGGCAGCCTTACCGACAATGGGACAGGAGATTATGAAACTAACTTAACTGCTAGTATGAGTAATGCTAATTTTGGTGTGGTTATAGCAACAGGCAATGTAGCGGGAACATCTGCACAACGAGATGAAGAAGTAAGAGGAATGACCTCTAGTCAAGTTGGTGTTGCTGTTTTTCATACAAGCAATGAAGGCGCAAGAGATGTTGATTTTGTAAGCACATCAATGCATGGAGAACTAGCATGAGTTTAATTAAAACAAACGCAATACAAACTCTTGCTGGCAAGCCTATCTTAAATGCTACTGGTTCTGTGCTTCAGGTTGTAACTAGCACTACATCAACTGAAGTAGTGAATAACACTACAAGTGAAGTTGCTAGCGGTTTAAGTGCAGCTATAACTCCTTCAAGTTCTTCAAGTAAAATTTTTGCAATAGCAACAATTCCAATTCAAAGAGGTTCAAACAGCGGAAACATAGAAGTAGAATATTATTTAAAACGAGGAAGTACAAAAATTAATACTGGTCAATCAAAAGTAAATGTAAATGCTATTGTTCAATTACAAGATGAATTTTCTCTTTCTAAATTAGATTCACCAAGTACTACTTCTGCAACAACCTATTCTGTTACCTTTAAAGAAACCGTACAAACTAATCGTTATGGCAGCACAATGGTTTGTGCGGACAGTACAACTGCAACTCTTACACTTATGGAGATTTCAGCATGACTAATATTGCTTCAGCTTTATTTGTTTTAACTCCTACGGCTCAATGGGTTGTAAGAGGTACTGAGATTGAGTGGCATAGCGAAGACATTTCACAACCATCTGATGATGTTATAAATGCAAAGATAGACGAACTTAAAGCAGCAGAACCTATGCGATTACTGCGTGAGGAACGTAACCGCTTGATTGCAGAAACAGATTGGTGGGCATTTAGTGACCTAACCATGTCATCTGCACAAACAACATATCGCCAAGCCCTACGAGACATAACCAAAACCGCTACATCACTGGATGATGTAAGCTGGCCGGAGAAACCATAATGGCACTAGGTAAAATCAAAGCAGATACCCTAGAACATAGCACCGCTGGGTCACTTGATACAAAATTTGTGGTGAATGGTAGTGCGAAGGTTACTTTTAACATGAATTTAAGAAGTAGCACAACTATGGGCATAGCTACTAACGGCATATCATCAGAGTGTTTAAATATTTCTAGTGGTACTGATTCTGGAACTGGTTTATCTCGTGGGAATATAACTAGCGCAATGCAAAACACACAATACATTTGGGTTGCTGGAAGTTTAGCTGCTAACAATACTCAAACAATAGATGTAGGTGTTTCAACAACTTCTTTAATTGCGTGTCAACAACACGATGCAGATAGCAGTACAATTACAGACCAGATAGGATGTGTTGTTATAATGGGAGACCTAGCATAATGCAAACACCACAGTTTAAAGGCACACACTTATTCGACAGACTATGTTGGGCTAAAGAAAACTTAGACGGTGTGCAGTCAGACTATCGTGTAGTCTATGAGGACAGTGTAGACGAGTGCGCTAAGATACTTGTACCTGACCCTAACTGGATGGCAACAGCCTTACAGGGCGGTATCCTACCACCAGTATGGGTGTATCACGAACTAGCTAAAGATGAAGCTAGGTCAGATTTTAAGAAACATACTCGTGGGTACTTACTACATGAGACACAGCCTATGCCAGCAATGACTGAAGAAGAGGCCATAGAATACTTAATTATGAAAGATTGCCCACAATCTGTGTGGCGTAATTGGAATGAAGGCAACAAACCTAAAATGGTTATATGCCGTAAAGAACAGCTTCCGGGTACACGAGAGTGGCGCAACGCTTGGAAGATTACTGAAGAACTTAGCGTCACTGATTTAGCAGCCTAAGAGGAGAAACCCAATGGCACTAACATACATCGTAGACAAGGACGGCAACCAAGCAGATGCCTCTGCCGTTACAAAACCTGCTGACCGTCACTTCCGTGGTGCATGGTCATTAGATGGCACAGTTATATCAGAAGATGTAACTGCAGCCAAAGTAATCTTTAAGGATAAAATCCGTGAAGTACGTAAGCCACTGCTTGAGGCAGAGGATGTCGTGTACATGAAAGCACTAGAAGCTGATGACGCATCTGCAAAGTCTGCTTCTGTAACTAAGAAAGCTGCACTGCGTGATGCACCTGCCGCTTCTGCAATTGGTAGCGCAGACACAATTGCTAAACTCAAGGCAGCTTGGGACACATCTGTGCTGGGCGATAGCCCTTACGCATAAGGATAAAGTAGATGGCACTAACTACAATTAGAGATGCAGGTCTAGCCGCTGGTGTAGGCGGTAAGACGCTTCAAATGATTCGTGCTTCTGCCGCACCAAGAATAAGCGGAAGTATAGGTGCTAATGTTTATACTTACACAGGGGTTACGGCTTCTATTACGCCTAGTTCTTCATCCAATAAAATTTTAATTCTTGCTCAAGTTAACGCAAATGCAGGAAATTCTACTTATCATTTTAGTTTGATAAAACGTAGTATTGGCGGTGGCACTGAAGCCGCTGTAACTGGCGCTAATCAATATGGTAATACTTTTGAATATAAAGCGGGTAGTGAATGGCTAACATTACATACTTTAATTATTGATGAACCATCCACAACTTCTGCAATAGCATATAAAATTTATTGGGCAGTTTATAACGCTACAACTTGGAATTTTGGCTACAATGGCAGTGGTGGAAATGATAATGGAAACTCTTTAATTTTGTTAGAAATAGGAGCGTAGAATGGTATCTTTAACAGACGCTCTTACTGCTTTAGGGGTAACTAATTGGTCGCTTAGAGGTGAGCCATCAAATGAAGCAGAATTTAATTCTATGTTTTATAAAATCACAGGCACAGATTCAGACGGACATGCAATAGAAAGCAACGATGCCTCTGATTTTGGAACAACTTGGTCTGCCGTAAAAACAAAGTATGATGAATTGGTTGCGGCAGAACCTATGAGGTTATTGCGTCAGGAACGTGACCGTTTACTTACAACAACAGATTGGTGGGCATCAAGTGACCTAACCATGACCTCTGCCCAGACAACCTATCGTCAAGCATTGCGTGATATAACTAAATCTGCCACATCACTAGACGATGTGACTTGGCCTACGAAACCATAAGGAAGAACGATGCCATACATAGGTAAATCCCCAGCAGTAGGTTTCCGCAATCGCTTTGTATATCAAGCGACAGCAGGACAGACTAGCTTCAGTGGCAGTGATGCCGACAGTAAGGTATTATCGTATCAGGATAGCCTATACTTAGACGTATATCAAAACGGTGTCCTACTTAAACCCGGTACAGACTATACAGCCACGACAGGTACAACAGTAGTCTTGGTCACAGGGACAAGCCTCAATGACGTAGTTGAGATGATTATCTATGACACATTCTCTGTAGCCAACAGCTACACTAAGGCAGAGGCTGACACACGCTACCCATTCTTAGGCAATGACAGCATCATCCGTACCAATGGGCAGACTATTACTGCTGACATCACAATCAGTAGCACAACTAACGGTGTATCGGCTGGCCCTATTACGCAGAGTAATGCCACTGTTACTGTTAACGGATATTGGAGTATCGTATGACCAGTCAGTTAAATGTAGATACTATTGCTGATAAGGCTGGCACTGGTCCTGTTGGGCTGACTAAGCAAATTGCACCTAAAGCAACGGCTAATACTAACAACACAGGAACAACGATAAATGAAAGTTTCGGAGTAACTTCGTTGACCGATTCTGCCACAGGGCAACAAAAATTAAACTTAACAAATTCTATGTCTAGTGCAAATTGGACAGGCTCTTTAGCCCTTAGAAGTGTGGGAAGCACTAACGCATTTTTAGACACTGGTTCAAGCAACAGGGCAGACGGATATAGTTGGAGCCAGTCTGGCAGCGCTTATTCAGACAATTATATGCTTTGGCAGATTAATGGAGACCTCGCATAATGGCTAGTTTACTTAAAGTAGATGCACTAACAGGTGTAACCACCGCTGGTTCCATTAGCGTTACTGGCGAGGGCAACTCAACCACGACTAATCTTCAGCAGGGGCTGGCAAAGGCTTGGGCTTCTTATGAAATGTATAGTTCAGATACGATTAGAGGTTCTTTCAATGTGAGT